ACGCCGCTCGGGACGTCGCGGAACTGCATCACGGGGACGACCACCGGCTCACTGGCAAATAGGTCGAGACCTACGTCGTCGGCGTACCCGCGTCGGGGAAGCTGCGCGTTCGCGCCCTTCGCGACGAACCCGATCTGATTGCGCGGGGCGACGTCGAAGATGGCAGTTTCGAGCCAGTGGACGGCTGGGCTGATTCGGTGGGAGACGAAGGCGCCTCGGTGGGCAAAACCTCGTATCGCCACGGACTCGTTGATGTCGGAGACGATAGCCACAGGAAGGCCATTGCCGAGCGCCCACTCAATCTCGGCCGGAACGCCGATCGTCGGAATCCCTCGGGGGAGGAACGCCAGCACGCCGTCCACCGTGGACAACACCGCCCGGTTGACGTCCTCCGGCCCAGCCGAGCCCTTAGCGCCGCTAAAGGCCCTGGACGGATGGTAGAGCGTCCAGTTTTCCGGCACCTTCCATTTGGCGGGTGCTCGGCCTCCGGCCTGGTCGATGGGCTCGGCTACGTAGATGAGACTCATTTCTGCAGTCCCTTGTAGATGTCGGCCCAGGCCTCCGGATCGGCCTTCTGTCGAGCGAGCCACTCGTCCCACGTACCCGAGTGCTCGATGTGTTCGAGCATCCGCTCGGGCGCGACGATCAGATGGGCCACCACGTCAATCGCCTCGCGTAGGCTAAACCCGGTAAGCCCGGTCGCCAGCGGTAGACAGATCCGCTCGACAGAACTGTGACTGATGTCGTGTTCGCCCCACCAACTGGTAGACTCTGCCAAGGCTCCGAGCTGGGCGCGAACCACCCTAGCCAGACCGCAGACACGTTCCGAGCGAACGGGATTTCTCTTGTGGGGCATCGATGTCGACCCCCACTGCTCCGGCGCAAAATATTCGGCCATCTCACCATAAGTTGCCCCCAACCGCACCTGGATCGCCAAGTGCTCGATTGCCGACATAAGCGTGCTGACCGCCGAGACCCAGGCTACCAGGCCTGACCGGTCGTTCGCCTGTGCTTTGCGGTAGCGCCCTGGCTGCAGCCCCAGCAACGAGCCCAGACGTGACGCGTCGTGCACTTCCGCAGTCCCAATCGGTCCGCCCAGCACAAGCTCAGCCGCCCCAGCCGTGGTCGCCTCGACCGCCAGCGCAGACTTAGCGATGCGATCCGCCCAGACACCTACTTGCCTTCCGAACGTGTCCGGTTCCGCGAACATCCCGTGAGTCCGTGACGCGCGAGGAGTCCCAGCATGCTGGATGCCCAGAAGCTCAAGGGCCTGGGTGAGGAGCTGGGCTTCCCGGCATAGGCATCGTGACACGTCAAGCACAGCCAGCGCCTGCCCCGCGTCGACGAGGTCAGAAGAACTGAGACCCCAGTGTGCCCGAGGTGCGCTCCGCACCTCACGCATCCACCGTACAAAAGCTCCCACGTCGTGGTGGGTAATGGTCTCGTATTTGAGGATCTGCTGGATGTCGTGTCCATCGATCTCCTCGCAGAGTGCGTTCGCGGTTTCATTGTCGCCTGCTGCGGTTGCCGCCGCCCACTCGACCCGCAGCCAGTAGGCGTACTTCCCAGCGTTCGACCAGGCGTGATCAATGACCGGATGGGCGTACCTATTCACGGCCACTGCCCCACCTCGCGCACGCGTCGCACCATCATTGAGTAGACGGTGATGTCGTGCCAGGTGTCGTCGCTTGGTCTGCTTCCACTACCGATGGCGCTGATCGCACGCGCCACCTTGCCCAGCGTGTAGAACAGGATGCCGATCTCTTCGTCAGTTACAACGTCGGCGTTGATGCCGACCATCTCGCGTAGGGTGCGGCCGATGATGACCAGATCGGTCGAGCCGTACTCCTTCGCTTTGATCGACGCGGGTTCCACGTCATCGGCGGCTGTCGCAGCCCACCAAGCGGTCAGATCCATGGTTGGTTTCCGATCGTTGTGATTTGTGTTGCGGGTCCAGTGCCGACCATGTGAATCGGCGTGTTGAGTTCCTTGGCGCGGTCGCTGACCCAGTACCACGCGTCGTACCCGAGGTCGTTGATGTCAGTGAGCCCGTACGCGCTCGGGAACAATTGATCGATCATGGTGATGGCGACACGCACCGATGGGCTCGGCGCACCGTTGGCGGCTAGCGCAGCCAGGGCCAAGTCGAGATCCCACTCGCCCACCCGACGAACGCGCTTCGTCACGGTGGTGTACTCCTCGGGGAGGCCCAGCTCGGCCCAGCTGGTCTCGCCCCGCAGCGGACCCGAGTTGCCCGCGACCCGGATCGGGCGTGTGCGGAACACGACCCAGATTTCCGTGTCCTCGGGTTGCCAGCCCCACGGGGAGACTCCGGCCTGCGCCATCATGTCTACCGCCCGTGCGTCACCGGACGTGCAGAATGGGTAGTGCCCCGCGTGCAGACCGAGGCCGTAGCCCTGGGTCCCCTCGATGATGACGTCGCGCCCGGAAGCGCGGATCAAGTCGGCCACGCTGACGGGCAGGTGCAAGCCTCCCGTCAGATCGGCTGTCCGCCAGATTCGGTCGGCTCGTGCTGCGCCCACGCCCTTGGCCGTGGAACCGAGCCGGTCATTCAGCGAAGAGAGCGTCTCGCGCCGGATGTGATTCGAGTCGAGCAGGGTCGCCTGCGGGTCAACGTGTAAGCGGTTGGCGATCTCGTATCCGGCGTCCTCCAGGAGGTTTATCTCCTCGAAGAGTACCTCGGGGTTGATCTCGCTGCCCGCAGCCAGAGCCAGCAGGGCTCGCGGGTTGACAAACCCAACGGGCACGTGGCGCAGCTTCCACTCTCGGCCGTGGTCGTCGATAACCGTGTGTCCTGCATTGGGTCCACCGACTCGCACGACCAGCGGCGCCTCCGAGTCGAGGGCCAACCGTGCGGTGACCGCGCCTTTGGCTTCGGAGCCATACTGCCCTCCTACTACCACCATCAGCCTACTCATGCGTAACCCGCTCTCTGTAGTTCCAGTTGGACGACGTACCTGAGCCCGTGTGCCTCGGCATCACGCGCGTGCTTTCCGTGTCCTACCGACCGGGTGAGTCGGGCGCACAGATCGGGGTGGTTATAGACTTCTTTGAGCTTGGACGCCTGTGGCTTCTCGAAGGGTATGCCGTGCCGACGCGCGATGTGGGCCAGCGCGCCGATCATTTGGGGGGTGTACAGCTCCGAGTGCGACATCTGGGCGGCCAGCCAGGGATAGAGCGTGAATCGTTCGCAGACCAACAGCTTGATGACCCCGAACCCGGCTAGATCCCACACGGTATCAATAGCCTGGTCCGGGGTCATCTCGACCGCAGCGGTACATTCCTCACCGTCCCAGCTCGCGTAACCCACGTGCTTATCGCCTGGGTCGATTGTGAGCCAGAAGTCGGGTAATGATCGCCGCGTTGGCATGGCAGACCTTCGCTCTAGGGGGAGATTTGCAGTGTCACTTCGATGGGCGCCCTTTTGAACTTGACGCGGAACTCCACCTTCCCCCATTCCACCTCGGCTGGGCTGACCTCTTCCAGCCCACCCTCGTCGCGCAAGCGTTGGATCCATTCCCGTGCGAGCCTAAGAATGAGTTCACGCTCGCGGTCGTGGATTTCCTGTGACGCGCCCACATTTACCTCCAGCTTCGTGCTACGTCGATGACGATCCGGCTATGGCCCTTGAGCGGTCCCGGCAAACTGAAAGTCCGGAACGGTAGGCGTGCCCTCGTGCCAAGGCCGATTGATGTGATGCCCTCGAAGTCGCCAGCCAGGACCAGCCCCCGGAATACGGGGAACTGTGCCGGGTCGGGGAGACTCGTCAGGGTCGGACGCCCGGTGTTAATGTCGTGGGCGTTGGTGCGAATCACGATGAGGAGCCTGGCCCCGGCTTCCGGAATGGGGATTACCTCGCCCGATCCGTCGGCCGTGATCTGGCTGACGTAGCGGACGTCCCATCCGGGGGTCGGCCCCTCGACGTCGAACACGATTCGGTCAGCGCACGGCCCGATGCCGATGCGCGCCCCGACGATGTCACCGGGGGATGACCCGGGAGCGGACTTGGGGAGCGAGCCCCACGCCTGAATGGGGCATCCAGTCACTGCGGGGAGCGCGACCGGACCACCGCCCGCATCGGCCAGCGCTGGGCTGGCGCAGACGGCGAGGGAGACGGCGATAGTTAAGGCGAGTAAGAGTCTATGCAGCATCGGCCCATCTCTTTCTGTCGATGGCAAACGGGACATCGAGCCCGCCGATGGCGACCAGGCGTTCGTTGAAGATCTGCACGCCGAGATCGCAGATCTTGTCCAGCTCATCCTCCTGGCCGTTCGGGATTTCTAGCACGAGCGAATCGTGGATCTGTAGCAGCAGCCATCCAGGCCAGCGCTCGTTTACTTCCACCATCCAGAGCTTCATCAGCTCGGCGACGGTGCCCTGAATCACAGCATTCCAGGCCTTGTGGGTGCGTTCCCCGTAGCCGAACACGCGGCGTCGTCCGGTCACCTTGAAGGTCAGGTAGCCCGGACCGCCCATCGCCTTGTCGGCGCGTTGCTGGGCTAGCCAGGCGGCCTGGCCCATCTCGGGGAACGCGTTGTTGTAGTCGTCCCGCAGCTTGCGCGTCTCATTTCGGCCGTACTCGACGCCCGTGTACATCTTGATCTGTTCACGCATGGTGTCGATGCCAGCGGCGTATAGGATCGCGAACGTGAGACGCTTGGCTACGTTGCGGAACTGCTCCCAGTTGGGCTCACCCGGCAGGATATCCCAAATGACAGTAGCGGTCTGGCCGTGGACGTCAGTCCCTCGCCGGAGGACCTCCAGCATGCCCAAGCAGCGGCTGATCGAGGTGGCAACCCGGACCTCGGCCTGCGCTAGGTCGATTTCCCAGAGGGTGTGCCCCTCCTTGGCGCGGAAGAACTTGCGGACGGGGATGATTCCCTTGGGGATCTGGTAGGCGTGCGGGATCGCCTGGAGCTGCACCCGCTCCACGGAGAGTCGTCCGGAGATGGCGCCACCCGTCTTGCCACCGGGGCGGTCCGACTCGATCCGCATCTGCCGGTAGTTGGTTCGCAGACGCCCGTCCCGGCCCGTCGCGGCAGGCCAGTTGCGGTACCACTTGGCCATCGCCGACTGGAGCGATTTCACGCCGACCCAGGCCCTGGCTGCCTCTCCGCTGGCACCCTCACGCTTAGCGATCTCGCGCATGACGGGGGCGGCGACCGAGGTCACGCCGAAGAACGCTCGCGCAGCCGGATCGGTGGCCTTGAAGGGGAGTGCCTCCTTGGCCTCCTCCAGGAGGAGCACCATCTTGTCGTACTCGGCGTACGCGCCATCGCGGTCGAAGCCGATGCCGCGACGCTCCATATCGAATAGGACGCGGAACATCGCCAGCTCCAGCGCGCGAACCTGCTCGAAGCCGTGCCAGACCGCGCCCTCGTCGACGTGGGCCTGCTGCCACTCCCACAGCCGCAGCGTCTGGTTCGAGTCCTTGGCCGCGTACGGCTTGAGGGTCGCCCAGCGCAGGGTGTCGTACCGCCAAGTCAGGCCCTTGCCCTGCCGCTTGCGCTCGTGCGCGATACGGGCTGCCTCCTCGCCCTCCTCCTCGCCCCACAGCCGTTTGGCCGTGGGCTTGAGTGAGGATGATTCGAGCGGCCAAAGCAGGCCGTTGCCGTGCTGGGTATCCCAGAATACGGACCGACTGACATCGACCCCCGTCGACTCGTCCAGGCGGTGCCCAGCGGCAAGGATATGGCAGTCGAACTTGGCGTGATGCATGATCAGCGGGTGCCGCGATAGCCAGTTCAAGAGCGGCTGCATGTCGCTGATGGGGAGATTCCACGAACCGTCGTCGTACTCGGGGTACAGACCCATCGAGTCGACGTGATCCATCTGCTCTATCTGGCGCCAGCTGGGCATTGGCGGCAGCGGGAAGAACCCGGCTCGTCCGCGAGGGGACCAGGCGCAGCGTCCCGGTTTACCCTCGAGCCAACCCTGGTCAAAGGGCCAGACCTGGTCGACAATCTGCCCGTTGTGCGGATCACGCCAGGATGCTGATACGACAGAGACCCGGGCGCGAGGCGCTTTACCCGGGTCTCCGTCGATGAACAGGCCGCTGGTTTCGGTGTCTACTGCGATGGGGACGGTCTCTGGCACCAGTGGCAGCAGCATCCCACCATCCTACCACGCCCCCGACTGGGTGTCAACCCCCGGCAGGCGAAAGCCTCACCCGCGATTCGCACTCAAGGCAAAGGATAGCCTGGACGATGTACATCTTCATAAACATGAACACGACCGACGCCTCTTCGATCGGCCTGGCGCACGCGTCGCATTCCTTGAAGCACAAGCAGTAGCCGCCGATGTTCCAGTGTTCGTCGCAGAGGAGCGCGTTGTACCTAGGCAACCAGTACAGCGGCCGAGGCGTTCGGGTGCGCTTGCAGCAATACTGGACGGTGTTGTCTTCGATGTCGGCCATGAGCCGATGCCAAATCGAGTCGTTGACGTCCTGGTCGCCCTCGACCACCCTGGTTCCGAGCGGCGGGTCCTTGGCCAGTCTAGCGACGTAGAGGCGCACCTCACGACAGGCCGCTTCGAGTTGATCGATATGGGCGGTCGGAATCATGCTACCTCCGAAACTGGCGTTCCCAGCAGCGCGGGCACACTCCCGAGACGAAACGCTCACGGGTGTCGGAGTCGACGGAGGTGAGTGCTCGATTGGGAGACGCGCCCTCTTTCAGGGCGGCGACCTCGACTCTCGGCACCGTGACCTGGACGGTGGCGGGTCCCCTGTGGCCTTGTTCGGTGCAGGCCAGTGTGGTCAAAACCGCGTCGTTCTCCCGATAGACCACTGGGATTTCGTGCTCACCCGCGACGCTCTGGATTTTGATGGTAGAATTGACGATCATGTCGGCAGACTCCTCGTTTGGGTGCACCAGCCTGGGAGCCGGAGAGCCTAATGAATCATCTTCCCCCGAGGTTGACGACCCATCCCAGACTGATGCAATACCATCCTACCAGCGGGATGGACGGGCTGTCAATGCCGCGTAAAGTCCTGTCGGAATTCGAGATCCTTTAGCATGATCCGGGTCCGGGCCGGTTCAGTGCCGCGACCGAGAAGACATGGGTTGGTGAAACCGCAACGCCACTTGCAGCGGTCCGGATCGGGGTGGCGCGGGGTGACTAGCGTCTCGGGCGAGTCCAGGTTGTCGTAGGCGGCCACGATGTCGAGCGCGGTCGAGCGGATCTCGGCTACCATGGTCTCCAGTTCGACGGCGGTCCGGACCATCTTGATTCGTACGAACCGTTCGGGGAGAGGTGCCTCGCGGGTTTTGAGCCGGATGGTCCGCGCCGCGTTGTGGACGACCCCGAACACGTTCGCGCCGAGGCACTGGTTCAGGATCCACTGGTAGAGCGCGAACTGGTCGTCGAGATCGGTCTCCTTCTTGGTCGGCAGATTCTGGCCCGACTTGTGATCGTACAGCCAGTAGTAGCCGAACAGATCCTTGACCAGATAGTCGATTTTGCACTTGATGTTGACGAGCCCCTCGATCAGTGGGAGTTCGCGCTTCATCTCGACTTCGATGATCTCGTGCTCGGCGTCGTCTTTCTGCCACATCTGGACGTAGCCGTGGTACATCCAGGCGATCAGGTCGATGATCTCGTCGTCGAACCGGCCGTCGATGGTCTCCTCGCCGTAAACTGCGTCGAGATAGGCGTCGACCGCATCGATCGCCGTCGAGATGGAGCGGGTCGCCTGGAGGATGCGATAGTGCTTCTCCAGCACCACGTGCCAGAGCGTGCCCTTCGACAGGGCTGGGCTCGTCTCCGGTGCGACCCAACGTTCGGCGTATTCGAGCCGCCACTTGAAGGGGCACTGGCGCCACGAGTCGATTTCGGACCAGGAGATTGTTCGGGCAGTCAATGTAACTCCTAATATGGGACGGCCCCCGACTCTCGGGCAGACGAGCCGGGGGCCTCTTCCCTCGGAGGGGCAGGGAAGTCGGGTAAGCGATCGGTTATCCGGTGGGTCGAGTCTCGCGTCCGTGCTCGTTCACCATCCGGGCCGATCGCCCACCCTAACCCGCGTGCCTCCACTGAGCACGACCGTCGCCGTAACCTCGACGCGGGCTGCTGGCGATCACTGCTCGACGAACTCGCCTTCGGGCTGCGCCTCGGCCTGGGGCTCTTCGCCCTCGACCGGTGCGATCGCCTGGACGTCTTCGTCGGTGACCAGCTCTTCCATGCCGCCGTCGTAGCGGATCAACAGCTGGGTCGGGGAGATCGCGCGCAGGACGGTAGCCTCCTGGCCATCGTACTCGCCGCCCACGCGGGTGACCTTGCTGTTCTTCTTGGGTCGGGCCTGCTGGCGCTGACGCTCAGCGTCGCGCTCTTCCTTGGTCTTGCGGGTGGAAGCCGCGCGGTTGGCCTTGGCCTCTTCCTTGACCTTGGCCTTCTCGGACGCCTGCTCCAGGGTGTGGACCCAGTGGGAGTCGACCCCACCGCCACGCTCCTGATCGAGCCGCTGGGCGATGTCCATCGGGGTGGTCTGCGGCCAGCCGTCAGCGGGGACGTTCTCGGCCTCGACTCCGCCGTGCTCCTGCACCACCCAGGGGTCGGGGAGCGTCTCCCCGGCGAGGTGCGCCTTGCGGAGGCGGCTGAGGTAGGTGGCGTCGCCGCCCGGTGCCCACTTTCGATTGGCATAGCGGCCGGAGCCGCTGAAGCACCGCTTGATGGTGGGCTCCTTGGGGGCGTCGGTGGTTTCGTCGGTTGTCTCTTCGGTGGTAGTCACAGAAATGCTCCTTCGACCCGGCCCTGGGGGTGGGCCGTCCGAAACCATCCTACCACAGCGCTTAGCTGCCTACAATACCTAGGGCTTACACGCCTCCAGGGCGTCAATCCATAGTTGGAGATCAGCGTCGTTCCGGCCTCGCGTGACCAGTTTGCGCCCGAGGTGGCCTTCGAGCCACAGGTGCATTGTTCCCTCGCCGAATACGTACGCGAGTTCGACGTTCCACTCGCCCACGCGCCAGGTGGTGGCGCTACGATTCGGCTCTCCCACTACGACTAACAGCCAGTCGTGGGCAGCGCTGACTACGTCTTGGACATTCTGTGCCGCGAGGTCGGAACTGACGGTCATTATCCTGCGTCCTCCATAACATCGGCGCCGACGTTGAACACCTTTGCGGTGACATAGTCGCCGAAGACCACCGCTCCGCCCGCATAGGCTTCGGTTGCCTCCTGTGCGTCCAGCTCGAACACCAGGATAATGCGAGTAAGCAGAGAGCCCGACGGCTTACGCGCACCATTCCGGATCTTGCTTGCCATGGTGTATGTACACCCGGTCAATCTGGCGAACTGATCATTGGTAACCACCCGCAGCACCTCCTCATACGGCCCATCGTACCACGGGGCCATCCGGCCGTCAACTCGGAGCAGACCGCCTTACCGGGCGGTTACGCGGGCCTTACCACCCGGTAATAAGCGTGGGGTTGACTGGTAGTCAGGAGTATGATAGGATGGTCCTTGTGAGATACACGCTGCAGATTCGGCATTCCGGTGTGGGTGGGGTGGCGACTGAGACCTCCATCGTGGCTGCGCTGTCGAAGCTGCTCGGCACACCCGAGGCGCCCGTGTCCGTCGAAATCCCCGCGTATCAGGGGGGCGAACCGGGCGTCTACACAATCGAGCTGGAGGCCAAGTATGGCACCCGCACTAACCGCAGGCGATCAACCGAGGGTGACCCTAGCGGACCAAGAGGACGTGATCAAGATCCTCTACTACGGCGAGCAGGGCACGGGGAAGACGCTGGATCTGGCCACCCTTGGCCGCCGAGGGCCAGTCATCTTCGTTAACGCGGAGGGTGGCTTGAAGAAGCGGCCCCTGCGGATTTTCGACGTGCCGCCCGAGAACATCTGGATCCAGCCCGCCACCAGCTATGAGCAGTTGGAGGCACTGTACTGGCAGGTGCGGCGTGAGATCGAGGACGACAAGCCCGATCGGGCGGTGGGCATCCAGTTCGACTCGCTGACCGAGATCACCACGGTGCTGACCGAGGTGCAGGTGATGCGGCGGGTGCACAACGCCAAGGAGAAGGCCGACCAGCTCCAGATCGTGGCGAAGGACATCGACGTCAACCCGTTCAAGACCCATCTTGACGACTACGGGGTCATGACGCAGCAGATGCGCCACTTGGCTCGACGCTTTCGGGATCTGCCAATCCACGTAGGATTCTCGGCCCTGAGTCGTCGCGACGTCGACGCTTCGGGCGGGGAGCAGACGGGCGACGCGGTAACCTACCGCCCGGCTTTGACGCCCGCGTTCGGCAACGACATTCGCGGGTACGTCGACATCGTCATGGCGACCAAGATCGCAAGTGACGGCCAGTACGTCGGTATCAGCAAGCCGCGTTTCGGGCTGATGGGTAAGGACCGGTTCGGGGTCCTGCCGACCACGATGGTGAACCCGACGATGGACCGCATCATCGCGGTCGTCAATGAGGAGCTGGACCCGGAGGAGGTAGCGTGGCGGCCGTCCGAGTGACCCGCATCATGGAGTACATCTACGAGTCGGCCGAGGAGGCGCTGACCGACATGGATCACTGGTCGGTTCCAGCGAACGGTACGATCAGCTACAACGCCCGCATGCGGGTTCGCTCGGCTGTGATCGGGCCGGTGTTCGACGAGTCGGTCGAACTGTCAGCCGCGCTGCTGGACAGCAGTTCGGGCTAGGATTGACAGCGGGTGGCTACCCGGTGTAGGATGGTAGTAGCGGGTGCGCCGTGGCCCGCAATCGATAACACGGCTGACTGAGGAGACCGCAGTGCCGCAACTCAATGAAACAACCGCTGGGCTCATCGACGAGGCGCCGGAGACCATCGGCATCCTCGACCCGGGCGTCTACGACGTCCAACTGATGGAGGTAGAGGCCAGGCCGGGAAAGGTCGCGCCCGTCTGGTCGTGGAAGTTCGAGATCCCTGCAGGCCAGCGGGGAGCCGGACGCCAGTTCTACCACAACACCTCACTCAGCGAGAACGCCCGTTTCAAGATCAAGGAGGCGTTCGACGCCTTCGGGGTCTCGGCGGGCACCGACACGGACAAGCTGATCGGACGGCGGGTCCGGGCGCTGGTAGTGAAGACCATCGCGCAGCAGGGCAAGAGGCAAGGCCAGTTCGTGAACCAGATCCAGGAGCTGTACCCGCTCGGGGGCACGCCGACGGGTTCGCCAGTCAAGGTCCTGGATCCTGAGGACCCGTCTGCCGCACGGGACCAGAAGCCCGCTCCCGACGACGAACCCCCGTTCTGAGTCTCGGGCTTCAAGGACAGCACCCCTCGGTCCCAAACCCTTCCCGGGACCGGGGGGTCGCTGTATATCAACTAGGAGATAACCATGTCCGGCCCGGCACCAATGGAATGTGCGCGCTGTCAGTACCTCGGCGCGTCTGTGGACCCCACCCTGACGACGGTTCTCGACGGCCAGGGGGTTTGCACTATTCACATCGCCTACCTTCGGTCGGCGCCGGTGTTCGATACCGGCGGATTCGTCTGCTCGACGTGCATATTTATTACTGCGCTCGACCGGCCAGGCACGGGTGACGCGTTCACCGTGTACGCCGGTAACGCCCTCTGCGTCGAGCACGCCGCCGTCATCAATAACGCTCTCAAGGTGGGTGGCGTAGCTCACTGATCTTATATTGTGGGACGATCTGCTCATGTGGTATAATAGAAACATGACGCAGAACGAGGAAGCCCGCAGCCACGCCGACGACACCTACGCGCGGATGCGCAGCCTGATCGACACCATGGCCAGCGTCCCCGGTGAGTTCTCCCTGGAGGAGCTGGCTGGTCTGGCCGTCTCGATGGCCGACTACGGCGCCCTGGTGCGTATGGCGATGGACATGCTCCTGCACAAGGGACGTCAGCACTGCGGTGGCAAGATCCGTCGCCCGGACGGTGAAGAGGGCGTCATCTCGGACGGTGGCCGGGGTCGGTACCCGCGCGCCGTGCCCGTCGACCGCCGTGGTACCTCGACCTGGGTCGGCTGGGCGTACTCGGATGAGGCGCAGCGCTTTGACGCCGCGCACCGTCGCGCCGCTCAGGCGAACGGCCTTGGCATCGAGGCCCAGCGGATCACTGCGGCAATCGAGGCCCAGCGCCAGGCACAACGGGTTGCCACTGTCCTAGACTACGCCGATGGCGTCGCTGTTGTGCAGATCGGCGACTCGGTGATCTTAGGGGTCGACCCGGCTCGTAGCTACAACATCGACGACCCCGACTCGTCGCAGGTGCACGCCTCGCCCAACTACAACCTCCCCGAGAAGGTGTGGGAAGGCGGAGGCTGGCTGGCTGAGGTGGTTCGCGCGGGATCGTAGCCGCTGTAGCCGCCCCTCGTTGACAGCGTGTGGGCGGCTATGGTACGCTGGGGCTATGGCCACACGAGAGCAACTGTTGCAGGGAGCGCTAGAGGCGATTGCCAACGGCTGGCGGGTGACTCCCATCGCCGTCAACTCCAAACGACCGAGGCGCAATGTCAGCTGGACAGCAGATGCTACGACGGATCCGAACCGCGTGCGTGAACTGTGGGCCGATACTCCATATAATATCGGTGGAGTTACAGGTCGCTATCTGGTCATCGATGTCGATGTCTCCAACGGCAAGCCGGGAGCCGAGTCCCTGGAACGACTGGCCAACGAGTTTGGCTTCCTTGACACCCGAGTCCATCGAACCCCGACCGGAGGATTCCACTACATCTTCGAGTGCCCACCCGACTGGCACCTGAATCCCAAGCCGCTGCACCGCGATTACCCCGGCATCGATCTGCGAGCCGGGGTTTCCTATGTCGTGCTGCCGCCGAGTGAGATCGACGACCGGCCCTACTGGGTCGAGACCGATATTGCCCCGACTCCGGCGCCCGAATGGATCAAGACGCTGCACGACGGCCGACCGACCACCGAGGTCGAGCAGGCTGGTGGACGGGTGCGCCTCGACGAGCTGCCTCCGGGGACGATCGGATCCCGCGACAACACGCTAACCAGGGTGGCCGGTCGGCTGCGGCGTGAGGGGCACAACCAGACGCACATCATCGCGGCACTCCAAATGTATCAGTCGGAATGGCGCAACCCGTTGCCGATATCGGATCTACTGCGGATCGCACAGTCGGCCCAGCGCTGGGAACCCGACGTCATGGGCGGGATCTCGCCCCAGGCGACTGACACCGATAACGCGCAGCTCGTGCTCCTGGCCTCCGATCACAATCTGCTGTTCCGAGCCGAGGACGCCCGCTGGACGGTTTGGGACGGACGCAAGTGGGGAACCGACGCGCACCGGGGTGGCTACATCAGCGAAGCACTCGACGTGGTGCACGGGATCGCCGAGACCCTCGATAATAACACGCTGCTCAAGATGTTGGCACGCAAGGAGGGTATGCTCAAGAGCGCGGCCGGTCAACGCGGCTTGTGGTACGTGATGCCGAACCTGTCCGGGGTCGTGCAGCTCAACGAGGACTTCGACGCGGATCCCTATCTGCTGAATGTGGCTAACGGGGTCGTCGATTTGCGGACGGGTCGGCTGTCGGTGCACGACAAGCGGCTGCGTCTGACTAAGATCACGGGCGCCGAATACGATCCCGAAGCCGATATGGGTGAGTGGGAGGATTTCGTCCTATGGTGCTGCTCCGGCGATACCGAACAGGCGTATTGGATGAAAGTGGCGCTGGGCCAGGCGGCGATCGGACAGGTGGACGAGCACATGGTGCTGTTCATGTTCGGGCCGGGTAAGAACGGCAAGTCTCAACTCACGGACGCGGTCAGGATCACGCTCGGGGACTATGGGCTCGAATCGACGGCGGAGCTGTTGACGGCCAAGGGCAAGGATCAGCTACACACCGAGATGACGGCGTCGCTGCACGGGGCGCGATTCGTGACCTGCCCTGAGCCGGAGAAGGGTTCCTATTGGGCGGCCAGCCGAGTCAAGGCGCTGACCGGTGGAGACGTCATTCGAGCGCGGCACCTGTACGGGCGGGAGTTTAGCTTCCGGCCGAGCCACACACTGATCGTTCACGGGAACTACCAGCCGGAGATCCGCGATCTGAGCCAGGGATTCCGCAGGCGGATGCACCTGGTACCATTCACCAACCATGTGACCGCCGATATGGAGGTGTCTCGGCTCGGTGAGCATCTAGCCGGACCGGGGGTGCTGCGATGGTTGGTCGAGGGCGCGCGGGAGTTTATTCGACTCGGCGGACTGGCCACCAGCCAGCGGGTGCGCGCGGCGACTGACGAGTACCTCGCCGAACAGGACCAGTTTAGCCGGTGGTTCGCCGACACCTGCGCCGATGACCCGGAGGGCTGGGAACCGGTCGGCGACTTGTACTCGATGTACCGGTACTGGACCGAGAAGGAGGGGTTGAGGTTCGTCGAGACGAAGCAGGAACTGTCGGGCTGGCTGGCTCGGCAGGGCTACCGATACCGGACTCGGCGTCGCAATGGATCCAACCCGATTCGGGGATACGCCGGAATGAAGCTAGTCCAGGTGGTAACCGATGACCTCCCGGCGTAGCCGCCGTAGCCTATCCCGGGGGCTGGGCGTAAAGAGGAAGAAGAGATTCCGGGGTGGCCCCTGGCCCCGTGCACGGCGTATACGGCCGGTTGAGAGCGGTCCAGGGCCGTTAAACCAACCGGGGCCGGGCTGCCAGGGCCGGGGCATTCGGGGGCATTTGAGGGGGGTCCAGACAGGTGCCAGGAGGGGGCCCCGCGCGGGCGCTGGCGTGCGGGCGCGTGCGCGGGCGCGGTGTAGTGGTATCACATTTGGCAAAAAGTCTCCCCGGGTTCGGTATCAGAGGTTTAGCTAGCCAGCCTCGTTACAAACCAATGTGACCAATATCACATTGCCTCCAACCCCCACGACCTGATATAATAGAATTTCAAGATAAGGGAAGGGAAACCCCAATGGCCACCTACGGAATCCGCATCAAGCGCAACGGCAAGATCGTCACGGACGCCAACGAGGCGCAGTCGGTCCTGATCAACGTGCACGGAGGCGGCAACGTGGGAGAGTACATGGATGAGGTGCAGCGTTGGCAGGCCACCCTCCCCCGTCGCGTCGAGAACGCAATCGACCGGTTCGGTTACCAGCGCGTGATCGCCAAGACTGTGGGACGCGACGCGATCGAGTGGGCGTGAGGGTTGCGTCGCCTGACGTGATGTGATAGAATTGTAGTGACA